CGCACCGTCAGCAGAAGCTGCAACTGTTCCTGTGTGGAATGGGTTTGCGGCAATACCGTATCTAGTTTTGAAACCAATCTTTGGTTGGAAACTGTTCTCACCAACTGCTCTCACCATTTGTAGTGGAACATATGGGCAGTAGAACATACCAGCATCATAAGGTGATGTACCTTTGTAACCTACAATGTAGTATTGTGAAGCAGCAATATTAGCAGCATATGGGTCTACATACACTCTATATCTTCCGTTCATCACACCAGCAAAAGTTGTTGTTGTGTCGTCTACATTTAAGTTGTTGTTTAAAGCAGGTGTGTAGTCTAATACACCAGCCATTTGCAACGCAGATGCAACATCAGCAGAACAGACAATCATATTACCTTTACCTCTTCTTGTTTGTTGACCTATTGCGTTAGCATCTCTTTCAACTGCGAACATTAGTCCTTTGAACTTCTCAACTGACCATCTACCGTTTGAGTCTGTATCTAAATCGAAGATACCAGCAGTAGTTGTGTTTGTTGATGCACCTTTAACAGCAGATACATAAATGTTTCTTACAACTTCTCTGTTAATCTCTGCAAGTATTTCAGCAGATAAGATGTTTGCAAGTTCTGTTTCAGCATCTAAACCATGAATTGCTTTAAGGTCTTGTGCAAGTTCCATTGTGTACTCAGCTTTCATTGCTCTTGTTACAGCAGTAACAGTATGTTTTTCAATACTGAATGCCATTTCAGAGAATGCGTTTGTACCACTGTCACCTAATGCTTCACCTTGTACAGCAGTCATACCTGTTGCAGATGTATAAGTTCCAGCAGAAGGACTGTCGTTAAGAACGGCAGGGTTAGTTTCTGTTGCACCGATATCTCCACCACCGATTGTACCAGCTTTATTTTGGTTAGAAATGTCAGGCATTGCTTCATCAACAAGTGCTTCTGCACCGTCTTGTGATGCAAATCTTGCTCTCATTGCGAATATTAAACCAGTTGGCCCAGTCATTGGTTGCACACCACAAATGTCATATGCGATTAGATTTGGCATTGCACGTCTAACTAAAGATATTAAAATCGGATCCCAGCTATCCATTGATGCATTTCCACCAAATGATGAGTTAGTTGGAGCAGCTTCTGATAAGAATGCTCTGTCTTCTCTTAGAGATTTCTCTTGGTTCTCTAATATGATTGTAGTAACAGCACGCTTGTAAGCATCTTCGATTTTTGGTAAATCTGGGTGCTCAAGGACTGGCTGCCACTTCTCTTGTAGATGTTCTGTTTGAAACATTAGTTTCTCCTTGTTATAATTCTACTTATTTATTTACTTTGCACTCTTAACACCTTTTCCAATAGCGGACATATATGCCCCCATTGAACTTGAAGTGTCTATGTCCTGTGCGTTGCCAGTTTCTACATCATCTGTTGCTTCAGTAACAACTGGTTTGTTCTTAGGGAAATAACTTTCCTTAAGTGTGTCAAGTTTACTTCTGAAAGAATCTTCGTCAGTAAAATCAACATCTTCAGTTAATGACTTAAACTTTTCAATTTCGACTTCAGTTAAATCACCAGTACACTGGGATATAACCTGTTCCCTAACTAACTTAGCATTGTTATTCTTGAAGTTGATGTTCTTCTCTACTTCTTCGTTTAACTTTGCTTCTAGTTCGGAAATCTTTTGTGATTGTGCCTCTAGGACATCATACTTTTCGTCTGGCACATCAATGTAGTGGTCTTCAAAGAGTTGTTTCAATCCAGAAATGAAGTCTTCTGCAATTTCACCTTTTAATCCACGTTCAATTGCAAGTTCATTTTCTTTAGTCCATTCTTCCACGACATAGTTGAGATAGTTATCAACTTTCTCTGTCAATCCTTCTTGAGTTTTGACCATGTTTTCTTCTAGGTCATTTCTATAGTCTTCTTCTAATCTTTCTACTTCTTCACGAACTTTTGATTTCACTGCAGCTTCAAATACTGTTGCAGCTTTTCTCTTAAATTCTTCTGAAAGGTCACCTTCGCCGTTCATTAAAGCATCAACGTGTTCTTTAACATTGATATCCTTAACTCTCTTCTCTACAGCTTCTGACTTTTCTTTATCTTCAGCAGACTCTTCTTTTTCTTGAGGTTTCATCATTTCTACAGCATTGTAAGTAGCTGCAAGTTCTTTAACCTTTCCAGCAGGCATCTTTTGCATTTTTGCAACGATATCTGCCATTGCTTCAAGAGCTTGTGCTTTAGTTTCGTATGTTGGTTCTTCTTTTTTCTCACCATCTTCATGTCCCATCTCAGAGATTTCTTCTTCTCCCTCTGGAACGTGACCAGCAGCAAGTGACTTATTCTTTCCTGCTTCTTTTGCTTTGTCCATTTTGTCTGGTTTACCTTCACCTTTTTGTTGTGCATCACCAGAAACTTCTTTAGAACTCTTAGCTGCATCTTGACCTTTAGGTGGGTCTACTTTATCTGGTGTACTACCACCAATATCTTCTTCTCCAGTTGCACCGTCAGAAGGTTTTTTCTTCATAGGTTCTGAAGCAGTTGCACCTTTTTTTGGAGCGTCAGCACCATTGCCTTCTTCCAATTCTGCAATCACTTCTGCTTCCAACTCTTCGATTGTTTTATCTAGTTCGTTAGCCATGGGGCTCTCCTTTTAATTGGTCTTTTAGTATAAAATATTTATAAATTATAATATTTTGAGGAACTTAGCAAACTCTAACGCATCTTCTTTTGCGTGTCGACTGCGTGTTCTTCTTTCAATTCTATCCTTCATTCTCACCAACTCTGCTTCTACAAGTGTTCCTTGATTCCAAACCCACTCTTTTCCTTCCATAACACCTTGAACAAAGGCATTTGGTGCAGAGGGGTCTGCAACTATATCAGCTGCAGTTGCAAGGTAAAAATCTCCGTTAACATAGTTTGCACCTCTCTTTTGTGCAAGACTACCCATACCTCTTGATGATACACCTAACTTCGCACCGTCACTTAGAAGATTTTCAACTATCTTACCCATAGGGGTTGATAATATCTTTGCTTCACCGATAAAGTTTTTACCATCTGGTACTAAAGATGTAATCATATGAGATGCTCTCTCAAGATTTATGGTTGGGCCTTCTGGGTGACCAAGTTCACCATATGCCCTGTTTTCTTTAATTTGGTCTTTGTTGTATCTCTGTACTTCTTTCTGAAGAACTTCCATAGGATATATTCTACCATTTCTGTTCTTGATATCAGCCTGCATAAAGATACCTTTAATCTTATAGTTTTTCTTACCGTTTTCTTTTTCTTCGGTAATATATTCTACATCTTGTATTTCTTCTGATATAAGTTTTATAGTATTCATCTTATTATCCTACAATGTATTTGTTAAAGTAACTTCTTCGACATATACACTTGTGTTACTTCCATTTGTTTCATTTATAACAGAAAGAGTGAAGTCTACTTGTCCACCATCAAATAATAGTTTACTGTTTCCAGTTGAGTCTAATCCTGATTCTAAAGCAATCGCATCTCCACTATCAGTTCCATCTGAATCTGTTCCGTCTAATGCAACAATTGAACCACCAAGATTACTTGGTTTTTCTTCTGGAGTTACTATTACTGTTGTATTTGCTCTTAAATAAATTCCGTTAGAATCTTGTGCAGCTGCTGTTCCTGCTTGTGTTACTTTAATAATACCATCTTGTCCACCAAACTCACTTACTCGTAACGCACCATTAGGACTCAATGCACCCAGTGAAACTGAATGTGCGTTGTTATCACCATTCGCTTGTTTACCAATATATCGTACTAATTTGAATGCCATGTTTTTTATCCTATTGTCAACATTTCTCGTTCAAAATACTTCAGTAAGTCTTTATCGGATACTCTGTACTTTTTTGCAACATCTTTTATTGTTTTTTCAAAACTATTTAGGAAATCTGAAGGTTTAGAATCCATTTTTGTGAAAATATCATCTATAGCCTTACGCATCTTAGGATTCAATTTCTTGTACTCCTTAGATTTCTTATGTTCGTCTTTCTCCATAAATGAAGAATAAAAGTTGTTAAACTGTTTTGTCATCTTCTGGTTCTGGTATGTGTTTGTTCACAAACCCCTTTGCAAGTTCTTGTCTTTTTGTTTCTAACGCACCAGTAACTTTTGTACCAATTGCACTTTTAAAAGCATCTTCTGCATCTAGGTTACTACCTTTTGCTAATGCACTTACGAAATCTTTACTACTCATTTATCATCTCCTTCGTTATCATCTTTAGGACTTCCATCATCTATATCATCTGGTGGTATAGGAGCTCCGTCCATAGATGGGTATCTTGTGATACCATCTGTATTATCTGGAACATCAACTCCACCATCATCTGGGTCAAGTCCAGCTTCTTTGTTCATTTGATTTTGCATATCTTCAATCTCTGTATCAGTAAGTCTAAGTACATTGTTCTGTACCCACTTCTTACTGAAGAATGTACCAACATATGACTCTATGGATTGAAGTGTCTGCAATTTGTTTTCCATCAGTTCTGCTTCTTTTAGTTCGGTAAAATGTCCGTCCTGTAAGAAATCATACTGAATGAGTTCTTTGAT